GCAAATCCTGCGTTACCACCGGCTGAACCTAAAAGGTCTTCAAGTGAAAATGATACGTTTGCACCTACACCTGCATCTAAAGGTATCGGAGCTAAGTAAGCATTATTAATATAATTTGCTGCAGAAAAGTCCCAACCTGGAAATTTACCTGGGTCAAATTGTAAGTCACTATCTGAACTTGTTACAAACGATGCACTTGGTACATTAACACCACCTGCTATAGGATTGTTTACTTTACCAAATCCCATAGGCGCTAATGCTGGATTAGTACCATCTGTTAATGCTGTGTAATCACCGATTCTAATAAACTGAGCTTTATTACCATAATTGCTATATTTAGTAATCTTTCCGTTATTATCAGTTACTTCGTGTCCATCACCAATCATAGCAACTACAAAGTTAGAACTTTTAGGGTCTAAATTACATCCATTGAAGTTTTCAACAGAAGAAAATACACCACTATCGTTCTTTAGATAAACTTGTAAATCAAACTGAGCAAAGTCAGGTGATGTGTTGTTTGATGCTGCGGCTTTGATATTAGAAATAGCAATATGTATTCTTTCGTTCATTTCTGTACCTGAACCACGAGTATAAATTCTAAACAGACTTGAAGCAGCAGCGCCGTTCAATCTCTGTGAAATTATATAAGGTGTTCTTGCAACAGAATATGAACTATTACCTGTCCAAGTGTTAGCGTTACCATTTGCATCAAATGATTGTACACCATCTCGTAAGTTCAATGTAACAAGTGAACTTGAAATACTATTAGCACCGCTAACCGCTCCTGATGGAACTTTTCCGCCTTGATTAAAATACTTGTACATATAAACGTGATTAGTATTATCTTGCGGGTCAGATGTAACTGCATTAGTTCCGCCACCTGAAAAATTAGCACCTGGTATCGTGTTAAGTAAAAGGTCTGAACCTGATACACTAACCTTTACACTTCCTGATGCATAATCACCAAAACCGGCAGATGGGCCAGCATCAAGACTTCCACTAACTAAAGTAGAAGTTAAATCGCCTAATCCTGCTGAATGTTTTCTTGATGGTAATAAAGTTGCTAAAATTCGGTGTTGTTGAGCCGCGTGTCCGGTACCAAGTACTACGTTTACTGCGTCTACTGAGTATCCTCCTATACCTAATACTCTAACTACCGTCACACTTGGCGCTCCGCCATTCAAATATCTTTGTACTGCTATTCCTGTGTAGTAGTTCTTAGAACCACCTATCGCACCAAATTGAGCTTCAAAGTCACTTGCACTTGTGATTACGGTAGGAGTAAATGCAGGGCCTCGTAAAGTTGGTCCGACTACTGCGGCTCCAATCTCTGCGACACCTTGTGGTAAGAATGATAAATCTTTCTCTCGGGTAAATACACCCGGAGATACAATTCGTTCTGCCATTATTGTCTCCTGTTATAATAAAATGAGGTTATTGTGTTAAACATATATAAATAGTTTTTAAAATTTCAAAACGTTATATTTAACTCGGTTTATTTTCTTTTACCGGCACAAAATTGCCTGTTTTAGGGTCAAGAGTACCTGCACCATACTTATCACTTAGAATCTTTACTAAATCTTGTTCTTTAACTTGATTCTTTTTCCATTCATCACGAATAGAACTTTCTCTATTTTCAATAGTAGTTGCTCTGTCTTCTACTAATATTTTTTGAACTCCAAGATTACCTAACTCTGTTTGTAGAGCGCTGTAAGTATCTGCTACTTCGTTTATTTGTTTTAGTTCATCTTCTGAGAACTTTGTTTCGTTAGCCATTCGATTTCTCCTTAACTAATTTGTTATATGTTTCTACCCATTTGTCTTTGTATTGACCGTTCCACGTAGTATGCCAAGGCCCGCCACGTGTATAGTGAATTGCTTTTGGGTTAATATTATCGTTATACCATCCTTCTAACCAATTAAAAGTTGCTGGTATCTCTCCAACACACTCATCACTTGTCCATTCAAATCTATGTAACCACTTTGCATTTTTTGCATTAATATTTTTAACACTTAATTTTTTAATATCAGGATGTGAACAATTAAACATCATTAGACTTGACCAATTTTTTCTTGGATAATGTGTCTGTGCTTTTCCATCCATCTTTGTACTTTCAGGAGGTGTATAATTGTGTTTTACACACATAACTGAATACTTTTCATCGTAGTAATCTAATAACTCATTAACATCTGTTTGCCACAAAAAATCAGAATCACAAAATAATGCTATTCCTTTATAACCATTAAGATGTGGAGTAAGAAATCTACTATAAACAAACTCTGTACTTGAAAGATAGTCTGCTTGTCGCCAATAAATATTTTTTAACTTTAATTCTGAGACAATTATAGGTTCTATATTAACACTTTTATTATATTTCTCTATTGAGTACTTAGATACTTGATACGGAGGGTTTACTACTTCTGAAAAATGTTCAGAGTAATCTTGCCTACTATCGTAACCTATATAAACATTCATCTATTTAATTTTTTTGCTTTTTCGTTTTGTACATTAACATATGAGTCTCTATGCCAAGCAGATACTTCACCTATTTCGATATGTTGTGGTTGATTAATACACCACATAACAATATCAGCCATTTCTTTGTAAGTTAAACTTGATAAGTCTGATTCAAGTAGTCCTGGATTTACATCTATTATCTTACATTTCTTATCTGTATTAAATCGTAGATTATGAGATAAGTGTGATAATGATGCTTTAGAAGCAGAGTACATAAACCCTTTAGATATATTGTCATACTTTGCTCTACTAATTATATTGACAATAGTTTTATCTTTATGTTTCCATCTATCAAACACTTCCATTAACATACGAGTTTGGTCAAACATTGGGTGTGCGTTGTTTATAAACAAGTCAAATTTTTCTAATTCAAAAATAATCTTTGCTCGTTCATAATTATCCGAAACATCATAATCATTACTTGATGAAAACCCTTCTACATCATCAAATCGACTATATAGTTCTTTCCCTAAACCTTTAGTGTGACCTGTTATCGCTACTTTCATAATATCCGTTAATTAATTCAAAACTTGATTTACCAAATAAGTCACCCTTTACTGAACACGTATTACACGGGCTGTGACTTCTATCTCCAACTGAAAGTCTGTCACGGACTTCTTTCATTTTGTCACCCATCCAAACATCCATAACAGAACTTTGAATTAAGTTACCAACTACTATTTCTCTACCCCAATCGTTTGAACAAAATAAAACATCTCCATTCCAATCTACAAACATTTTATAATAAGGATAGTGACAAGGCTTTCCTTTTAAATTTTCGATGTCATCTTCATCGAATCCTATCCAATCTATCATCCCACTTCTGTTATTTACAAATAATCCCCATTCATCTTGTGTATGATGCGCTCTTAATTTGTAATTATCTTCAGATATACCTGAATCTTTCATTATTTTAACAAACGGCTCTATCTGTTCAAGTCCATCGTACAGATTTATGTACAACATATCCATACCACTTTTGTATATCTCTGTAACAGACTCTTTATTCAAAAAATCACCGTTAGTATTACATTCAAATACGTTATTAGGCAATTCTTTTCTCATAGCCTGTACAATTTCATTAAATTCTTTATTTAAAAAGTTTTCACCAAACCCACTAAATGATATTCTACCTACATAATCAAATTCTGCTAAACGTTTCGCTATTGTAGTAGAATCTTCTATAGTTGTATTTAAATTTCTATTTGGATAAACTTTAGGGTCGTGTCGTGGACAAAAAACACATTTACGATTACACAATTCTGTTAAATTCATTTCAACCGTTAATATACTATGTAACGGGTTAGTTGTATTTTCAATTAAATTTAAATGTTTCTTCTCTTGGTCTTTTCTATATTGAAGAAAACTATATTTATCATCAACTTTTTTCATCAGCCCACTTATTGAATATAGTTCCGTCTAACCATTTTCTGTCGTATTTTATTTTTTCTTCTTTTAAATCAGACAAAACGTTCCACTTAATCTTCTTTTGTTTTTCTAACTTTTTAACATAATCATATTCTAACTTACCATTATGTGGATGTGAACCACAATCTTTAATAGGAAGATACCAACTAAAAGGCTTATCTCCGCCTCCTCGTTTCTCGTCAGTTATTTTTCTAAAAAAATCAAATCCTATAATATCTAAACTTTTATAAGAAGTTACTTTGCGGGTAAAATATAATAAAGACATAAATCCAGCTGAAGGTCTCATTCCATTTTTAGGTCCTCTAACTCCATTACCGAATCCTTCCATATAGTTCAATTCATCTAATGTTTCTATAAGTTCAATATCACTAAACATATCTATTTTAGGAATTTGTGGTAATGAGTTTTCCCACGGAATATTAGAGTCTACATCTAATAATTTAGTACGAACTCTATTAAATAATATCAAAGTATCTTTATATTGGCCACTTTCAAAGTCATCTTTTAACGTTTTTACTACGTGAAATCTAAATGTACCTGTAATCCATATATCAGTTCTACTTCCAAGATTTTTATATTGAGCTTGTGTTTTTGCTATAGCAGCGCCGTGATGTATTACGACATCAAATGAGTCAATAAAATCACCATACTCATAGTTCATCATTTCTACAGAATTTCCTACAAGTACGACTCTTTTATTTTTTAAAAATTCGTTAATAGGAATTGTTAGCACTAAACACCACCTACAGATTCTCTTTCAATATCATTGTGATTTAGTTCAGCCCAATAAAATTCATAACAAATAGTTTTTGCGTTTGCTTTAAAACTATGATATTCTCCTGGCTTTGCTATAGTCATATCACCTGCTTTTAACGTAGTTGTATCCACTAAATCATAATCATTTTTGTAGATTATAATATCTAATTCACCACTTTCTACATAAAAGGCATTAAATTTATATTTGTGTTTATGTTTTGAACAATATCCGCCTTTATTTACTTCTATCCTGTGTACTTCAAAATTAGGATTAGAAAATATATTTGCGGTCTTGCCCCATACTTTTCCTGCTGTGTGCATATTATATCCTTGGTTTAGGTTTATCTTTGGGATTGTTCCATCGAATCATAGGAACCTTTACTTTGTTAGATTTGACTTCTTCGTCTTCTTTTCTTTTATAATAATCATTAGGTAAAGTTATCATTCTGAGTTTTGCGGGCTCAGCTGTAAAAGATACGAAAATATCTAATTCTTTTTGGTCGTGTCTTTCTCTTAAAAAGTTTAACTTTTGTATCCACCACTCTATAGGTCTTCTTTTAGGTTCAAGTTGTAAAAATATTAGTCTTGTAGCAGAATTAAAAATAGTGACTAAATTTAAATCAACTTCTGCAGGATTTAACGTATCGAGAAATCCGTCACAAGCTATCACTTCTGATTTATTCTCACCCATAGACTCTAAATCGTCAGTATTTGAGATAATAACACTTTTAGTTAAGTTTCTTTCATCCATTAATTTTGTACAAGTTGTCGTAAACGGATTAGAATCTGATAAAGTATTAGATGGTTTTTCAGGTAACGGAATATCATCAAAATTCATAACATTAATTTGATTTGTATCCATATGTGATTGATACTTTTTGTTGAGTCGGTCTTTATACATTGTTTTACTATTTTTTGCTTGACTTTCTCCTAAAACCGCACTAGGTGATTTTTTGACCTTAGCCGGCTTCATTTTTAGATTTGAAATAACTTCTTCTAAGTCACCTAAAGGCCATTGTGTTGATGCATCTGATTTAGCACTTTCAGGGTCAGGGTGTGTTTCAAAAAATACGCCATCACAACCGACAGCAACTGCGGCTTTAGCAAGATAAGGAACCATATTTCTCATACCAGCTGTAGTTGTTCCGTTTCCTCCTGGAAGTTGATTACTATGTGTTGCATCAAATATTATAGGGAATCCAAACTCTTGCATTATAGGTATCGACCTCATATCAACAACAAGATTGTTATAACCAAATTGAGTTCCTCTTTCTGTAATTAAAATATTTTCATTACCTTCTTCTGTAATTTTTATTATAACATTTTCAATTTCCCAAGGTGATAAAAATTGACCTTTTTTAACATTTACTACTTTGCCTGTCTGTGCTACTTCTTTTATCAAATCAGTTTGTCTACACAAAAATGCTGGTATTTGAATTATATCAACTACTTCTGCTACTTCTTTTACGTGGTGTACTTCGTGAACATCAGTAAGTACAGGCATACCTGTTTCTTCTTTTACTCTTCTAAGTGCTTCCAATCCCTTTTCTATACCAGGACCTCTATAAGATGAATTAGAAGAACGATTTGCTTTATCCCAAGAACTTTTGTATACTATCGGAGTTTTAGTGTTTTTTCCTATTTTAACAAGTTGTTTTGCGACATCCATTGAAAGTTTATATGATTCAATAACACAAGGCCCTGCAATTATAGGTGTCTCATCGCCACCGAATACTACATTTGAAACCGAAACTTTTTTCATTTTAAACTCCTAAGATTTTTTCTTTTTAAATTCTTCAGTTTTGACAATAGGGTCATCACGAACAAATACTTCATACCATAATTCTCGCTCTTTATGTATATAAGTCAAATAGTCATCTATTTTTTTCTTCCAATTTCCATCTACTCGAGGATTAATTATTCCACATTTAGGACTTGAGAGAACTTTATTAATAAAATAGTGAGTATCTTGGCCTCGAACTTCAGACATAAACAAAGGCCAATTCATATGATAAAATGAACCCCACGCCATATCCTGATGTACTTCTATATGGTCAAGTTCTTTTTCTAAACAAACTGCATATAAAGAAGATTCACTAATATTAGTACTATATATTCTTGGTACTTTCATCATAAAAGCATACAAATCTGCTTCACGCGGAAGTATACACGATTCACCAAATAAATCTTTCAATTCTCCTATAATTTGATGTTGTGTTATTGGATGTGGTTTAAATAAAACTTTATCTCCGTGTCTATCTTTAATAGTTTTTAATTTATTTAAACAAACTCTACTTTTAATTTTATTAGAACCAGGTAAAACTACTAATGCTTCAAGTTCTCTATCAAATTTTGGGTCTTCAGTTAAATCTATCCTGTCTTGATATTTGTTAGATACTTTATTTTCTACGTTCTCTTTAAAATATGTTACCCAATCTAATATTGGATATTCTTCAGTTTCTTCATCATAATATGCATCTCGTATCTGTTGTTCTCTCATTATTTGACTCAACGGACACATCATAAATGAAGTAGCGTATTCAGTATAATTTATAGTTTTAAAATAGGCTATTTCGTTAGCCATTACATCATATGAAAATTCAGTAGTATACCGTTTCATACGTTTTCTAAAATATTTATCCACTCCTGCGAGATTATCAACTAAATATTTATTTTTTTCGTACTCCCCTATCCTTTCATTAGCAACGGAAGGGTCAAACATTTCAGATTTCATTTTAGGCATTATAACTCCTTAGATAACCTTTTATATACACATATATAAATATAAAGTTTTTTTTCTAAAAGTGATTTTTTTTAAGATACGTAGTAACTTGTGATACGGCTTGTATTATAAGTTGTAATAGTCTCGAAAGTTGTCGTGAAAGTTGTTATTGTATTAAACGTTGTAATCGTATTAAAAGTAGTTATAGTACTTTTAGTAGTATTAAAAGTTGTTGTAGTTGTTGTACTTGTTTCAAAAGTTGTAGTAGTTGTCTTAGTAGTTTCAAAAGTTGTAGTAGTGGTTGTTGTAGTATTGTAAACCGTATTAGTATTTTTATTGGTTTCAAAAGTTGTAGTAGTATTTTTTGAAGTTGCGGTAGCCAATGTTGTAGCAGTATTATAAGTTGTTATTGTGTTATAAATAGTAGAAGTAGTTGTTGTAGTATTGAAAGTCGTAGTGGTAGTTGTATTTGTTTCAAACGTAGTAATTGTTTCAAAAGTTGTAATCGTAGTGTATTGAGTTACGGTGTTTTTATTAGTTTCAAAAGTTGTAATAGTACTTTTTGTGGTCGCAGTAGCTAATGTTGTAGCAGTATTGAAAGTTGTAATCGTAGTGTATTGAGTTACGGTGTTTTTATTAGTTTCAAAAGTTGTAATGGTATTTTTTGAAGTCGATGTAGCTCTTGTTTCAATAGTTGTCGTAGTAGTATTAAAAGTCGTAGTAGTTGTTGTATTTGTTTCAAACGTAGTAATTGTTTCAAAAGTTGTAATCGTAGTGTACTGAGTAACCGTATTTTTATTAGTTTCAAAAGTCGTAATAGTACTTTTTGAGGTCGCAGTAGCTAATGTTGTAGCAGTCGATGTAGTGGTATTGTAAGTTGTAGTAGTACTTTGAGTTGTGTTGTAAGTCGTAATAGTTGCTAATGTAGTATTATAAGCTGTAGTAGTTTCATATATTGTAATTGTAGTATATTGGGTAACCGTATTTTTATTAGTTTCAAAAGTTGTAGTAGTAGACTTCGAAGTAGCAGTTGCCAATGTTGTTGCAGTATTATAAGTTGTTATTGTATTAAAAATAGTAGAAGTATTTTTAGTAGTATTGTAAATCGTAGTTGTTGTTGTATTTGTCTCAAAAGTTGTAGTGGTTGTTGTATTTGTCTCAAATGTAGTAATAGTATTAAACGTTGTGATTGTGGTATATTGAGTTACGGTATTTTTGTTAGTTTCAAAAGTTGTAGTAGTGTTTTTTGAAGTAGAAGTAGCTCTCTGTTCAATAGTTGTCGTAGTAGTATTAAAAGTCGTAGTAGTAGTTGTATTTGTATTAAAAGTTGTAGTGGTTGTTGTTGTGGTATTGAAAGTCGTAATGGTTTCATATGTAGTGATTGTGGTATATTGAGTTACGGTGTTTTTATTAGTTTCAAACGTTGTAATAGTAGACTTCGAAGTAGCAGTAGCTAATGTTGTAGCAGTCGATGTAGTGGTATTGTAAGTTGTAGTAGTTGACTTCGTAGTATTAAAAGTTGTTATTGTATTGAAAGTTGTTATTGTATTAAAAGTTGTAGTGGTTGTTGTATTTGTCTCAAATGTAGTAATAGTTGAGTAAGTTGTAATTGTAGTATATTGTGTAACCGTATTTTTATTGGTTTCAAAAGTTGTAGTAGTGTTTTTTGAAGTAGAAGTAGCACGTGTTTCAATAGTTGATGTAGTAGTATTAAAAGTTGTAGTTGTAGTTGTTGTAGTATTAAAAGTTGTTATTGTTTCAAAAGTTGTAATGGTAGCATATGCAGTAGTAGTACTTTTTGAAGTTTCAAAAGTTGTAGTAGTATTTTTTGAAGTTGCGGTTGCTAAAGTTGTAGCAGTATTATAAGTTGTTATTGTATTATAAGTAGTAATTGTAGTTTTTGTAGTATTAAAAGTTGTTGTTGTAGTCTTACTTGTAGAAGTAGACTTAGAAGTAGAAGTTGATGTAGTGGTATTAAAAGTTGTAGTGGTTTCTTTTGAAGTTTCAAAAGTTGTTATTGTACTATAAGTTGTAATTGTGGTATATTGTGTAACCGTATTTTTGTTAGTTTCAAAAGTTGTTGTGGTACTCTTTGAAGTTGCTGTAGCACGTGTTTCAATAGTTGATGTAGTAGTATTAAAAGTTGTAGTAGTTGTCTTCGAAGTAATTGTAGACTTAGAAGTAATTGTTGACCTTGTGGTATTGTAAGTTGTAGTAGTTGACTTCGTAGTATTAAAAGTTGTAGTGGTCTCATAAGTTGTAATTGTAGTATATTGAGTTACGGTGTTTTTATTGGTATTAAAAGTTGTTATTGTACTTTTTGAAGTAGAAGTAGCTCTTTGTTCTATAGTGTTTTGAAAAGTATTATAAGTTGTAGTGGTAGTTGTTGTAGTATTAAATGTAGTAATAGTTGCTAATGTAGTATTATAAGTTGTAGTAGTTGAATATGCAGTAATTGTATTGTAAACCGTGTTAGTGTTTTTATTGGTTTCAAAAGTTGTAGTAGTAGACCTTGAAGTAGAAGTAGCTCTCGTTTCAATGGTTGATGTAGTAGTGTTAAAAGTTGTAGTGGTTTCTAATGTAGTGTTAAAAGTTGTTGAAGTGGTATAAGTTGTAAGTGTAGCATATGCAGTGGTAGTTGTTGTATTTGTCTCAAAAGTTGTAGTAGTATTTCTTGAAGTTGCAGTTGCTAAAGTAGTAGCAGTATCATAAGTTGTTATTGTATTAAAAGTAGTTATAGTAGTCTTAGTAGTATTAAAAGTTGTTGTCGTTTCTCTATCTGTAGAAGTGCTTCGTGTTTCAATAGTTGTCGTAGTAGTATTAAAAGTTGTAGTTGTGGTCGTTGTAGTATTAAAAGTTGTTATTGTGCTAAAAGTAGTTGTTGTAGTGTATTGAGTTACGGTGTTTTTATTAGTATTAAAAGTTGTAATAGTGTTTTTTGAAGTAGAAGTAGCTCTCTGTTCAATAGTTGATTTAGTAGTGTTAAAAGTTGTAGTTGTGGTTGTTGTAGTATTAAAAGTTGTTATTGTATTAAAAGTAGTTATTGTAGCATATGCAGTAGTGGTAGTTGTATTTGTATTAAAAGTTGTACTTGTAATATATGCAGTAATTGTAGTGTATTGGGTTACGGTGTTTTTATTAGTATTAAAAGTTGTTATTGTACTTTTTGAAGTAGAAGTAGCCCTTTGTTCAATAGTTGATTTAGTAGTGTTAAAAGTTGTAGTTGTGGTTGTTATTGTATTAAAAGTTGTTATTGTATTAAACGTTGTAATTGTACTAAACGTGGTTGTAGTTTCTTTTGAAGTTTCAAAAGTTGTACTTGTGGTATAAGTTGTAATCGTATTAAAAGTAGTTGTAGTATTTTTAGTAGTATTAAAAGTTGTACTTGTAGTATAAGTTGTAATCGTATTAAACGTAGTAATTGTAGTTGTAGTTGTATTAAAAGTTGTTATTGTACTATAAGTTGTTAGTGTAGAATACGTAGTTGTAGTATTTTTTGAAGTCGATGTAGCACGTGTTTCAATAGTATTTCTACTTGTTTCAAAAGTTGTACTTGTAATGTATGAAGTAATTGTATTAAAAACGGTAGAAGTATTTTTAGTAGTATTAAAAGTTGTTGAAGTAGTGTAGGTTGTTATTGTATTAAACGTGGTAAGTGTAGTTGTAGTTGTATTAAAAGTTGTTATTGTACTATAAGTTGTTAGTGTTGCGTATGAAGTAGTAGTCGAATATGCTGTAATTGTATTAAAAGTAGTTGTGGTAGTTGTATTTGTAGCAAAAGTTGTTGAAGTAGTGTAGGTTGTAATCGTATTAAAAGTAGTTGTGGTATTTTTAGTAGTATTAAAAGTTGTTGAGGTAGTGTAGGTTGTTATTGTATTAAAAATAGTTTCTGTTGTTTTTGTAGTATTAAAAGTTGTTATCGTACTATACGTTGTAAGTGTAGCATACGAAGTAGTAGTCGAATATGCTGTAATCGTATTAAAGGTAGTAAGTGTAGTTGTAGTAGTAGCAAAAGTTGTACTTGTAATATATGCAGTAATTGTATTAAAGGTAGTTATGGTATTTTTAGTAGTAGCAAAAGTTGTTATTGTACTATAAATTGTAGTTGTAGAATATGTAGTAGTGGTAGTTGTGTTTGTATTAAAAGTTGTTGTTGTACTATACGTTGTAAGTGTTGCATATGAAGTAGTAGTACTTGCTGTGGTATTATACGTTGTAATAGTTGAATACGTAGTAATCGTAGTGTATTGAGTTACGGTATTTTTATTAGTATTAAAAGTTGTTATTGTACTTTTTGAAGTAGAAGTAGCACGTTTTTCAATAGTTGTTGTATTAGTATTGTAAGTTGTGATTGTAGTCGTTGTAGTATTAAAAGTTGTTATTGTACTATACGTTGTAAGTGTAGAATACGTAGTTGTAGTTTCTTTAATAGTATTAAAAGTTGTTGAAGTGGTGTAGGTTGTTATTGTATTAAAAGTTGTTATAGTATTTTTTGAAGTAATTGTATTAAAAACGGTAGTGGTATTTTTAGTAGTATTAAAAGTTGTTGAAGTGGTGTAAGTTGTAATTGTATTAAAAACGGTAGAAGTTGTCTTCGATGTAATTGTATTTCTTGTTTCAATAGTTGATATTGATGTATTATAAGATGTTATAGTTAGCACACTTTGTGTTGTATTTCTTGATTCTATTGTATTTCTACTTGTGTTATAAAACGTAATAGTAGAGTAAGTTGTTATTGTATTAAAAGTAGTAGTAACCGTTTTCGATGTATTATACTGAGTAAGAGTATTTTTTGAAGTAGCAGTAGCCCTTGATTCTGCTGTTAATTTTAACGTATTAAACCTCGTTGATGTATTAAAAATAGTAGTAGTATTTTTAGTAGTATTAAAAGTTGTACTTGTGTTAAATGCTGATGCAGTTGTTCTCGAAGTGAGCCTATAAGTTGTTTTGTTTGTTATAAAGAAAGTATAATGTTTTGTAATAGTATTAAAAGTTGTAGTTCTTGAAGTATTCTTAGAAGTAGTTCTAACAGGTGAACCTCCAGGCCCATTTCCATAGCCTACCCACGTTGAGTAAGATGTGATGTAGGTCGTAGTTTTCGAAGTAGCTGTAGCATAGTAAGTTAGTTTATAAGTATTCTTTGCTGTGATGAAGTACGTATAATACGTAGTAGTCACATCCGTTGTTGTCTGAGTATTTTTTGATGTGTTATAAACGGTAGAAGTGTTTCTCGAAGTAGAAGTTGTTCTTGTGGTATTATACTCCGTCACGGTAGAGTAGGTTGTTATTGTATTAAACGCGGTAATGGTATTCTTTGATGTAATGAAAGTTGTAGTAGTGTTTTTTGAAGTTGCAGTAGCTCTTGTTTCTATTGTACTTTTGTTTGTAACCATCACCGTAGAAGTTGTGTAGGTTGTTGTATAAGTTGTTATTGTAGCAGTAGCTTTAGTAGTAATGAAAGTTGTTGTTGTACTATAAGTTGTAAGTGTTGCATATGAAGTAGTAGTATTTTTTGAAGTAGAAGTAGCTCTTGTTTCTATTGTATTTCTACTTGTGTTGTAAGTAGTAATAGTATTTTTTGAAGTACTTGTAGCATATGCGGTACTTGTGTTTTTTGAAGTAGATGTAGCTCTTGTTTCTATTGTATTTTTACTTGTATTATACGTTGTAATCGTAATTCTTGAAGTGATAGTGTTTCTTGTTTCAATAGTACTCCTGGTAGTGTTGTAAGTAGTAATAGTAGACTTTGAAGTTTCATAAGTTGTAGTTGTAATGAATGAAGTAATTGTATTAAAAGTAGTTATAGTACTCTTAGTAGTATTAAAAGTTGTTGAAGTTACTTTTGAAGTTGAAGTGCTTCGTGTCTCAATAGTGCTTAAAGTAGTAGCATAAGTTGTTATGGTACTTTTTGAAGTGATAGTGTTTCTTGTTTCAATAGTACTCCTGGTAGTGTTATACGTTGTTGTAGTAGTTTTCGAAGTAATTGTATTTCGTGATTCAATAGTTGCTAATGTTGTATTGTAAGTTGTAATAGTGTTTTTTGAAGTAGAAGTAGCCCTTGTTTCTAATGTGTTTCTACTTGTGTTATAAGTAGTAATAGTATTCTTTGAAGTAGAAGTTGCTCTTTGTTCAATAGTACTTTTTGAAGTGATAGTGTTTCTTGTTTCAATAGTACTTAAAGTAGTATTATAAGTAGTAATAGTATTTTTTGAAGTAGAAGTTGCTCTTTGTTCAATAGTATTTCTACTTGTGTTGTAAGTAGTAATAGTATTTCTTGAAGTAGAAGTAGCTCTTGTTTCTATTGTATTTCTACTTGTGTTGTAAGTAGTAATAGTATTTTTTGAAGTTGAGGTGCTTCTTTGTTCAATAGTAATTCTTGAAGTTATTGTATTTCTTGTTTCAATAGTACTCCTGGTAGTGTTATACGTTGTTATGGTATTCTTTGAAGTAGAAGTTGCTCTTTGTTCAATAGTATTTCTACTTGTGTTGTAAGTAGTAATAGTATTTTTTGAAGTTGATGTAGCTCTTGTTTCTAAAGTATTTCTACTTGTTTCAAAAGTTGTTGAGGTAGTATAAGTTGTTATTGTATTAAACGTTGTGATAGTTGTTTTTGAAGTAATTGTATTTCTTGTTTCAATAGTACTCCTGGTAGTGTTGTAAGTAGTAATAGTATTTTTTGAAGTAGAAGTTGCTCTTTGTTCAATAGTATTTCTACTTGTGTTGTAAGTAGTAATAGTATTTTTTGAAGTAGAAGTAGCCCGTGTTTCTATTGTATTTTTACTTGTATTATACGTTGTAATCGTAATTCTTGAAGTAGCAGTATTTCTTGATGTTGATGTTGCTAAAGTAGTATTATAAGTCGTAATAGTTGACCTGGAAGTATTAAAAGTTGTTATGGTCGCATACGTAGTAATGGTGTTAAAAGTAGTTATAGTGCTTTTAGTGGTATTAAAAGTTGTTGATGTTGTCTTTGATGTTGAGGTTGACCTTGTTTCTAAAGTATTTTTAGAAGTATTATAAGTAGTAGTAGTTGTCTTTGAGGTAATAGTGCTTCTTGATGTTGATGTTGCTAAAGTAGTATTGTAAGTGGTAATAGTTGACCTAGAGGTATTAAAAGTTGTGATAGTTGAATAAGTGGTAATTGTATTAAAGGTAGTTATAGTGCTTTTAGTAGTATTAAAAGTTGTTGAAGTTACCTTCGATGTACTTGTAATTCTTGATGTTGCAGTCGATAGTGTAGTAGCATACTTTGTAATAGTTGACTTAGAAGTTTCATACGTAGTAATGGTCGCATACGTAGTAATAGTATTAAAAGTAGTTATAGTCGTCTTCGAAGTTTCAAAAGTTGTAGTAGTAGACTTTGAAGTAGCGGTTGCCAATGTTGTAGCAGTATTATAAGTTGTTATTGTATTAAAAGTAGTAATGGTTGTTTTAGAAGTATTATAGGTTGTAATAGTTGTTTTCGAAGTAATTGTATTTCGTGTTTCAATAGTATTTTTACTTGTATTAAAAGTAGTAATGGTTGTTTTAGAAGTATTATAGGTTGTAATAGTTGAATAAGTAGTAATTGTATTAAAAGTTGTAGTAGTGTTTTTCTGTGTATTGAATGTAGTTGAAGTTGTCTTCGATGTTGAAGTGCTTCTTTGTTCAATAGTAGTTTTTGAAGTCTCAAAAGTTGTAATGGTTTCTAATGTTGTATTGTAAGTCGTAATAGTTGACTTAGAAGTTTCATAAGTTGTAGTTGTAATGAATGAAGTAATTGTATTAAAGGTAGTTATAGTGCTTTTGGTAGTATTAAAAGTTGTTGAAGTTACTTTAGATGTTGAAGTACTTCTTTGTTCAATAGTAGTTTTTGAAGTTTCGTACTTTGTAATAGTTGTTGTATTTGTTTCAAACGTAGTAATTGTTTCAAAAGTAGTTATTGTAGCATATGCAGTAGTAGTAGTTTTTGAAGTTTCATAAGTTGTTATAGTCGCATACGTAGTAATAGTATTAAAAGTAGTTATAGTACTTTTAGTAGTGTTGAATGTAGTTGAAGTTACTTTAGATGTTGAAGTAGACCTCTGTTCAATAGTAGATAATGTTGTGTTATAAGTTGTAATAGTTGTCTTCGAAGTTTCATAAGTTGTTATTGTATTAAACGTTGTAATTGTATTGAAAGTTGTAGTAGTTGTTTTTGAAGTTTCAAACGTTGTGGTAGTAGACTTCGAAGTAGCAGTTGCCAATGTTGTTGCAGTATCGTATGTAGTAATTGTATTAAATGTAGTAATAGTATTCTTCGTAGTATTAAAAGTTGTAATAGTTGTTTTTGAAGTAATCGTAGACTTAGAAGTAATAGTTGCTAATGTTGTATTGTAAGTTGTTATAGTTGACTTAGAAGTTTCATACGTAGTAATAGTTGAATATGTAGTGATTGTATTAAAAGTTGTAATAGTGTTTTTAGTAGTATTAAAAGTTGTTGAAGTTACCTTCGATGTTGAAGTGCTTCTTTGTTCAATAGTTGATAATGTGGTGTTGTAAGTAGTAATAGTATTTCTTGAAGTAGATGTACTTTTTGAAGTAGAGGTTGCTAATGTGGTATTAAAAGTAGTAATAGTTGTCTTCGAAGTTTCATAAGTTGTTATTGTATTAAACGTTGTAATCGTATTAAAAGTAGTTATAGTACTTTTAGTAGTATTAAAAGTTGTTGAAGTTACCTTCGATGTTGAAGTACTTCTTTGTTCAATAGTTGCTAATGTTGTAGCATACTTTGTAATAGTTGACTTAGAAGTTTCATAAGTTGTAGTAGTTGTTTTCGAAGTTTCATACGTAGTAATAGTTGAATATGTAGTGATTGTATTAAAAGTTGTAATAGTGTTTTTAGTAGTATTAAAAGTTGTTGAAGTTACTTTTGAAGTTGAAGTAACTAAAGTTGTTGCTGTAGCTAAAGTAGTATTATAAGTTGTTATAGTTGACTTAGAAGTATTATAAGTGGTTGTAGTTGTCTTCGAAGTTTCAAAAGTTGTAGTAGTGTTTTTTGAAGTAGCAGTTGCTAAAGTAGTAGCAGTATCATATGTGGTAATGGTATTAAACGTTGTAATAGTACTTTTAGTAGTATTAAAAGTTGTTGAAGTTACCTTCGATGTTGAAGTAGTCCTCTGTTCAATAGTAGTTTTTGAAGTCTCAAAAGTTGTAATGGTAGTTGTTGTAGTATTAAAGGTTGTAATAGTTGACTTCGAAGTTTCGTAAGTTGTTATTGTATTAAAAGTAGTAATAGTATTAAACGTGGTGATGGTACTCTTCGTAGTATTAAAAGTTGTTGCAGTTACTTTTGAAGTACTCGTAGCTATTGATGTTGATGTTGACCTTGTAGTATTGTAAGTAGTAATAGTTGACTTAGAAGTTTCATACGTAGTAATAGTTTCATATGTAGTGATTGTATTAAACGTGGTTATAGTGTTTTTAGTAGTATTAAAAGTTGTTGAAGTTACCTTCGATGTTGAAGTTTCTAAAGTAGTAGCGGTGTTAAAAGTAGTAATAGTATTAAACGTGGTGATGGTACTCTTCGTAGTATTAAAAGTTGTTGCAGTTACTTTTGAAGTCGAAGTAACTAAAGTTGTTGCAGTTGATAATGTGGTATTATAGGTCGTGGTGGTTTCTTTTGTAGTATTAAAAGTTGTAGTAGTGTTTTTTGAAGTAGCAGTTGCTAAAGTAGTAGCAGTATCATACGTTGTAATCGTATTAAAAGTAGTTATAGTATTTTTAGTAGTATTAAAAGTTGTTGATGTTACTTTTGATGTACTATATTCAGTAGTAGTTTCTTTTGTAGTATTAAAAGTTGATGTGGTATTTTTAGTAGTATTAAAAGTTGTTATAGTTTCTTTTGTAGTATTAAAAGTTGTTATAGTACTTTGTGAAGTCGCAGTTGCTAATTTCGTAGCAGTTGCTAAAGTTGTAGACCTGGTGGTATTAGTAGCCTTAGTTGTATTAAACTCTGTGCTGAATTTTAATTCGTCAAGAAACCCAAAAGCGCCGTTTGCCATAACTATCCCTTAGTTCATTATGAAAACGGGCCTAAATAGTTGACTGCCACGTTACTTGTGTTGACCACGTAATACGACATTAAAGAAATGCCGTTGGCGGATGTGTCAAATGATATAGAATCTCCTCGAGGGGTTTTAAACAATGAATTTAATGTTATTGAATGACCACCTGAACTATCTTGTATTAGTGCGATAAGTCCACTTTGTCCTTCACGGCCTGATAAGGCGGTTGGAGTTAAAGTAACGTTACCGGTTAAAGTAAGATTATAATTGTTCTTTGCAGATAAGTCAATGTTATTAGCACCGGTTATAGAAGTCGAAGTTTGAGTTACGGTAAATGCACCATTAATCTGTACATTACCGCTACTTGTAACTTCGTTTAGTACGGCATTACTGCCTGATGTTATTACTTTTTTCCAATTTGGCATCTACTACTTCTCCTACTATACGGTTGGTTACTTCTTTTGAAGCCCACTTCCCTTAACGGGCCAATATAGACTATACTACTACTACTTACTAATTACTTCTTTTTTTTCTTCTAAGTTTTTAAGTCTACTTACTTCCTTAAAAACTTTATTTAATACTGCTCCTACAAAAAGTGAATCTTTTCCTTTTATTGTAGAATTATAAATACACTCTTTTATAAAATCTAACTCAGCTATATCGAATTTCATCCTGTTAGCCTCTTGTACTCACTTTGTAACCATTGAACTGAATCAATCGCAACTTGTAAATCAGAACCTCTTAGTGATACTGAATCTCCTATTGTTCTTAATAACCACTCAATATGTTTTTTTTCTAAGTCTAAAACACTATTTGGTGTGTTCATTGCTGTTTTTGGTTTTGACCTTGTCGTTTTCTTACGTTTAGGGTCAACCTTGTCTATTAATCCCATATGTAACCTTTATCTTCTATTTTATGAATAAATAAATATATCACCTGTTGCTGTATTTACGTGCATCATACCTATTCTACTACCTGCGGCTGTTCCAAAATCATTTGGATTAGCACCATCATTTGGGTCTAAAGCTGAACCTGAAACAGATACTATGTATTGAAATCCTGCTGCTGAAGCATCTACTGATGTCGCATTATGTGCTAATTTATCTTCCGCACCTACTGCCCATCTGTTAATGTCGTCATCAAATACTAAAGCGGCGCCAGCGTAAGATGCGTTAGTTTGTACTACAATACCACCATCACCTGCGGCAGAACCACTATTAAGTAAAATAAATTTATCTTCTACTAATAAATTTGAAACTTGTTGTTGAACCGTATCACCATAGATTGTTAAGTCACCATTAATGGTAAGATTATCACCGATAGTCACTTCTGATGTACCAGCTCCTATTGTTGCAGAAGATAATCCCGACATATCGACATTCAATGTGTGTGCGATATTTTCACCACTTGTAGCACCTGTAGATGAAATACCTGTACCTGCTGTTATGTTCTGAACATAATCGCCTGTAGTATCTGTCGCTAAAGCAACTGAGTTAGCTTGTATTGTCATAGCACCGTTTGAAGCTAATGCAATATCTCCACTAACTGCTACTGAAGCAATATCTGTTCCATCACCAACTAAAATCTGTCCTGATGTTTTTGCATCTAAATCAGTAGGAGCATTTGAACCGCCACCAACTTTAATACTACCTCTTGTGATGTTTGCCAACATAGAGTTTTCAACTGAATCTGCGGCGATTGTTAATGCACCACCTGCTGCGATTGTTGCATCTCCACTAACATTTCCGAATACACCATCTTCTACATTACTAAATGTTATCTTCTTTTCAGTACCATTATCTGAAACAATAAAGTGGTCTTCTGTCTGATGTAAACTTGTTACAGCAGATAAAGAGTCAATATCAACTGCGGCTGTTACACCCGTTAATGCTGAACCGTCTCCTTTAAAGTAACTCGCAGTTACATTATTCAGACTTGCATTTGAGCCTGAAACGATTACTTTTTTCCAATTTGCCATTACTTTTCTCCCCTAATTCGGCTATTCATCTTCACTTATAAATATTATGTTTTTAAAAAATTGTGTCATCATCTATCAAAGTCCTACATAAAAAGCACTACCACTATACATTATGCCACCGCCTGTTGCAGTAGGTGTCGCACCTACGATTGGTCTTAGTAAAAACATCGAAGCCGTTACGTTGTTAGTTACTACACGAGAACCTGTCGTAGCAAATATACTTATAGCATTACCATTATTTGTTGCAGTCATTGCGTCACCGTGAAAATCAAATGTCCTTGAATTAGGACTCAAGATACTTCCGGAAAATGAAGCAGTTATTGCTAATCCTGAGCCACCGCCACTGCCACCGCCTCCTGAAAGGCCTGATAAGTCTACTGAATTTCCGCCTGTGATAGATAATCCGTAAGTTGACGCATTAAAAGTCAATAGCTGTGAGTCTGAATCTAAATTTGCTTGTGAACCTGAACGAATTCCTTTCGGCAACAAATCTATTAGTTGGTCTGAGCCACTTATCAGATTAGGTATTTTTGCGGCTAAATGTGCTTTTGAAAAAGAGCCACTTATTTGTGATGCTAATTGTGCAGAAGAACTTATAGTACTTGCAGGTAGATTTGCTTTTGTTTGTGCAGAACTACTAACTATTCCAAGTCCGTGTATTCTATCAATCTCAAACGAACCTGAAAAAGACCCTGTAAATGAACCTGTAAAATTAAAGTCAGCTGTTTCCCACCCGTATTCACTTGTTAAAGAACTCGTTACATTTGTAGTTCTTAAAAATTGTCCCGCTTGTTGTGGTGCTTTTGCTTGTCTTGTTAAATCTATTTTAGCCAATTATCGTCTCCGCTCTATACTTAATTAGTAAGGTATCCGAGTTATCTACTAAGATTCCACTATGGTCACCACGTGGTTTATATAAAACTAATTGTTCAAATCTTGACCCGGATAAAAAATAATCTGAACCACTAACCCTGTGTGTTTTTTGGTCTTCAGTAGTTTGTTGTTCTAAACCATTTATTTTTAAAGAAACACTTCCTGTAACTATTGCTTGTCCTGTAGGAACATCTATATTATAAACTTGTGTAGTAGAATCAGACCTTCTTTGTTGTTTAGGAAGAACTTCTTCTCTATCTTTTATAAGAGTATTAACATAATTTTGCGTGATTATATCAGTATTGTTTTCTGATAAACTACTTGTTAAATGTAAATTAAAAGGCTTTAAACTACCATTTAATGTATGTCTGAATCCTAATACTTCAGAAACATTATTTTCATCATTTACAGACACTATAGAATTTATTAAGATTCTTCGTATTTCCGTTGAGTTTGCCATTAGAATCCTTGAGTAAATTTTATTTTTAATTTATCTTCGTCTTTTAGACGATATCCATATGAACCTGTAATATTATATATTACAACTTTATCTGTACCTGATACAAAGTAGTCTGAAGAGTGTGCATTTGAATTTTCATTTTGTCGTAAACTTAATCCGTTTAAATATACTTCTAAACTATCTGTGTTTATTCTTTGTGAACCTGTTGGTTTGAAAGTAACTTGATAAAATTGATTTCCATCAGAATCAAGAGAAGACGATTGGCTACCGGACAAATATACTTGTCTGTTTACAAAGTTTCCTTTAAGATAACCATAAGTAACGATTGCGTTATCATCCGCAGAACTTGATGGCTGACCTGTGCCTCTCATAACGTAAAGAGTTGGCCCGCCATTTGAATTAGTGAACTCTAAATCTTCTTGTGGTCCTATTTGGTTAACTCTTAAAAAATCTCTCGCATCAGGCATTAGCCTCTCCTATACTTGACTCTCAATTCCGCCTTGCTGTGGAAAGTTATATTTGTTATCATTTAAATCTTCATTATCTAATGTTTGCTTTAGATTACTTGATGCTTCTGAAAAGTTTGTAACAAACTTTGGAGAAAATCCTCTCTGTGTGTTAGATACGCCATTAAATTCTTCAGGCAGTAGATACCCATTAAAAGTAAAACTAAAATTAGTTCTAATTAATCGTTCTTGTTCAAACTCTGATGCATCTTGAAAACTATCTATACTTGCTCGAAATTTAAATTTTCCAGGGTCACCCCAATATGAGCCATCAGTAAAATTAATCTTTTCTATAATTCTATTCATTTGGTCTGTGAAGTTTGTCCATATGATAGCTTCATAATTCATAATCATATAATCCGGCATAGTTACAGAATGAAATTCTTGACTTGGCTCAGCACCATTCATAGCACTCATTAAATCGTATCTGTTATTTACAGAATATTTTTTTTGAAATTGATAATTGAGTCTTGGCTTATTAGCATCTAACTTATCAATAGAATAATTTGGGTCTTTTTCAACAGAGACTCGTCTAAATGCTATAACAGGTATAACTCTTTTTTTATTTCTGTCTTGCATCCACCCTGATTTTCTAACTGCAGCCCATCTTTCAGGATTAGCATACATAATAGGAACTTTAACTTGATTACCATTTTCTTCAACTGCGGGTCTTATTACTTCATTAAAATAATACATAACAGCCGCATCGTGGTCCATAAGAGTAATTGAATAATTCTTTTTAAGACTATCATCATCTCTTCTTAATTCACGAGACCTATTTACTTTACGTTTTTCTGTATATTCTATAGGTCTTGATAACTTTGGCTCTACTTGTCTACCTGCCATTATATTGTCCTCACTTGTTCAATGCCTAAACTACTTATTCGTGTTAGATATCCTGATGCTATTACTGAAAAGTTTTGATTCTGCATACCTCCTACTAACTGATTTTCATTTAAATTAGAAATAGTCCAATATGCGTAATTCCAATTAACTACATCACCTAAACTAATAACAATTTTTGCATCTAAAATTGAATCTCTTAGAAAAGAAAAGGTAACATTTTGATTTCTGTCCGGTCCAAACTCATCAGTATTGAAATCAAAATCTTCAGCTTCAATTAAACAATTCAATGTGACACCCGGTTTCCAAGATTTACCGGATGCTGATTCTCCATACATATCAGTTGGAGTTTCACCAGCGTCAAGTTGATATACAACAACTTCTTGGTCTATGATTCCGTCTTTACCGTTCACAGGGTCACCAAGAAGTTCTTTATTAACTTTATGAAAGAAGTTGTTATCTCTTGTTGAGAGAAAGCGTCCTGCCATTTTATTATCCTATGTAAATAGGGTATGGAACTTTATTAAGTTTTTCTTGCAACGCTTCAGCTTCATCTCGTTCTGATTCCATCATTGCTTTTCTACTTGTTTGTTCTAATATTTCCCTAAGTTGTGTTACTAAAGTTTCTTTTTCTGAAGCGGCTTCATTTCTTAACGTATCTCCATCCATTGAGACATCACCGCCTGGTATAGGAACTGAAGCATATTTACTTCGTATCGTTCCTAATAATTCTTTACAAAGAGCTAAAGCATATTTCTTTATCCATTGTTTACCAACATCATTTATATGTCTAAACTCCATATTGTCATACGGAGCATTACTAATATCACTAACTCTTCCTACACTATCACCTTTTAACGGATTACCTCTGTCATCTTTAATCAGATATTTAAAATGTAATTTATAGTTTTCTAATGGTCTTGGAAAAATTCTTAATTTATTGTTAATCAATTCAAATGTATATGCTGATTTTCTTATTTGGTCGTTTAATTCAATCGCTTGTATTCTTAGCAAATCAGAATACATAGGCATCATCAAAAATTGTACTGAAGGAGAAAAATTTCCCCAACCAAAAGCGTCTAACATATTCATATTATTACTACCAACACCCGCATAAGGGTCAAAATATTTATTGACTGCTGCAGGGCCTTCATAAAAAACTTTTCTAACTTCTATGCCACTACCTGAAGAAGCTACACTTTCTGAAACGTTTGTCCATAATGTATTTAAATCGTATTCTTGTGAGCCACTAACAATGTCAATAGAGCCTGTTTTGAAATCTACCGTACCACCAACACCTGCTTCAGTACCATATTGTTCTGAAAGAGTTATGAATCTGCCGAAAGAATTTGTAACAGGTCTGTGTGTTAAATTTGAGCCTGTAGATTGTCCTTGTAAAGATAATAGATTATCTTTGATATTAAATTGATTTACTTGTGCTGAATATTCAGTAATAGATTCTTCATAACAGGCATAAAAAGAGCCTGATTGCATTTCTACATCTATAATAGGATATCCGAGTCTTTTAGCAGCCCAATCAGAAAATCTATCTACAGAATGTACACCTGAACCTGAAAATTCTGAATCTGAATCATAAAATCCATATGGTGTTTGACTACTACTAAAATTACTCGAACCAGCCCAAATTGGTAATTGTGCCATTTATTTCTCCAAAAGTCTTTTGTCATATATAAATATAAAACTATTAAGTTTCTGAAGGTTGTAAAAAAAGAAAAAGCCCCAAAAGAGGGGCTTAATCTTTAAAGTGTATAAGTTTAACTTAAACTTACACCATATCAACGTCTGCAACGATGACTTTACCGTAGAACTCAGGACGAACCATCTTCTTAGCATAACGAGTCATTACACCTTTACGTGGAGTAAAGTTGACCGGGTCATACACAAGAGGTGTCATAATTAACGGAATATATGGAGCATATACAGCACCTGTTTCTAAGAAATTACTTCCTCTGAAACCACATAGTATCTGATTCTCTAACATATAAGGGTTCTTGTAAACCGTATATCTGTTATTTAATGCACCCATTTGTTGTACACCCATTGCATACTTGTTATTCATCGCATCACCGTTTGTAGATGCAGCGTAGCCTGGAATAGACTCAATTATTGTAGCTGTCTCAGGAGACACAACAATAAAGTTAGCACCACCACGTAGTGTTTTTTGATGAATAGCATTACTAACGGCTTGTATTTTGTTTCCAAGTGTTTGGAACCACTCGCCTTTAGTGTAAGCATTTGAGTTACCTGAAGATTCAGCGAAAACGTTTCCGCCATCCCATTCAAATCCAACTTTAGCAGACCATCTATCTGTCTTAGCAGAAGCGTTAGCCATTAACATATCAAGGATTTCTAAATCGATTTCCATAGAAACGTACTCAGAAAGCATAGATGTTAACTCAGCTTCAGCATCAACTGAATGATAAGCGTTAAGGTCTTGAGCTAATTCAGGTGTCCAAACTGCTTTCAATTTACGTGTCTTAGCGACAATCGGAATTGATTTCATTTGGATGTCTACCTGAGGTATACTCAAGTCATCTGGTGTTGGTTCATTTGCGGTGAGGTCTTCAAAATCGCCTCTGCTTGTAGCAGAAGTTTCTTTTGAAAATTTAACTGCAATAGATGATGTTACGTGAGCACCATATACACCGGATGTTGCTGGTGGAGCGATAACGAAAGAAATAGTATCATTACCGTCGTACTTTGTATAAGCAGGATACTGAGTTGTTACACTATCTCCTACTAATTCAAAAGACCTTACAGCGTCTACATCAACGTTGTCTAAATCCTGTTTACGAATACTAACTTTTATCAAAGTACTTAAAGAACTTGATAAAGAAGGTTCGAAATCAGTATCTTCTTGGTCTACTGAACCGGTTATGTATTTATCTTGTGCTAGCGTTTGTGCACCATCTGTATGTGCTACGGTTTGGGATAGTTCTTTCATAGAGTATCCGAATTTACCTGCACCATAAAGTCCGCCACTTGCGTCGCCTGAACCTGATGTGTTACCAAAGATGTCGCCACCTGTGGAAGCAAGCCCGTTACCGGAGCCGTATTTGAAATCAAGATAGAAAATAAGTCCACTTGGAAGATTCATAGGCTGAACGCTTACGAAGTCTTGAGCAGCTAATTCACCAAAGATTCTACGAACCAATGGAAGAGCCACACCTGACCATTCTTCTTTTTGTGAGCCAGTAGATGTCTGTGAAGCTTCTTTAACCAGCTGTGAAGCCTGGTTTTCAAGAAGTACGGACATACTACTTTTCTTAGTTTCATCATTGATTCCATCAAGTAGACCTGTTGGTTCCCATTTCTCTGTAAGCTTTCTTGTGTGTTTCAACAATTCAGCTTGCGGAGATTGAGCACTCATTAAGTCATTAATGTTGTCATAATTAGGCATTTTAATTCCCCTTAAATGATGTTGGCTAACTTCTTGAATCTGTTGCGAAGAGCTGAACCTTCAGAAATTACTTCTGTTTGTTTTTCACTCTTTGTTGACGCAACAGCTTTAGAAGCTGAGCCTTTTGATTCTTTAATATTGTTTTTAGCACCATTTCCAAAAGTTTCAGCCATTGTTGAATAAACCAACTTGACTTCTCTTAGATTTGTTGCTCTGTCGAAAGTTTCAACAACTTTCATTTTTTGCTCATTGTTTAGGCCATGTGCACGGAAAAGCTTGTTTGTGAAAAGAAGCTTAGCATTAAGTAGATTAACTTCGTTTAGCTTGTCTCTCATAAATTTGACTGCTGCACGAGTTTCTTCTAACTCAGCTTTAAGTTTAGAAGTTTCAGAAACTTCGTCTTCTTTAGGCTCGTCTTCTTCTTTAAGAGCGTCAAGTATTTCGTCTAAGTTAAACTCAGAGTCTTCCTTAACTTCATCTTTAGAATCATCGTCCTCTTCTTCTTCTTTCACTTCGTCTTTAGCTTTATCGTCTTCGTCTTCTTCCTTGACTTCATCTTTTTCGTCTTTATCATTACGTCCTTCTTCAAGGTCGGCATCTTCGTCAAGTTCAGATTCAAGCTCTTTAATAACAGCTTCAAGGTCAAGTTCATCTTCATCGGCAGATTTTTCCATGTCTTCGCCTTCTTCTTCGTCCATCTCATCTTCGTGTTCTTCTTCAGCGACTACAGGTGCATACTTTACACCATCGATTTCGATTATCTCAGACTCATCTACCTCTTCACTATCTTCGTGACCATCTTCTTCAACTTCATCACCGTCGCGTCTCATATCGCCACGACCTTCTTCTGCTTCTTCATCATCCATTTCTTCTTCGACATCTTCATCTTCGTGTTCATCTTCGTCAATTTCGATTTCGTTCTGAATTTTCTGTGAAAGCATATTCTGAAGTTTAGGTGTGAAAGCTTCTTCTAACGCTAACTTAGCATTAGTAATAGCTGTTTCACGAACTGCTTTGGCATCTGCAATGGCATCTTTTAATAAATCATCCATTACTATTCTCCTTACGGAATTTGGAATTAAAATAGTTATTTTAAACTATTATAGAATTTCTCTATTGGTACACTTTATGATGTACGGAAGTACGAAAGTGTATTTGTTTTTATATAAATATATAAAGAAAAAGTTTTATAACCATTTAGTTGGTCTTTTTTCTTTTCTTTGTCTCATACGAGCTTTAGCTTGTGCTCGTTTTTTTCTTTTTACCGCACTTGGCTTTTTAAATTCTTGTCTTTCACGTAACTCTAAAAGAATACCCGATTCTTTTACTTTTCGTTTAAATATTGAAATTGCCTTTTCAATACTTTTTCTTTTGTCAACCTTTACATATACCATTAGTCTTTTTCATCCTTCGCATCGTAGTTTTTATCTACATAGTTAAAAAATTTCTTTTTCTTGTCGTTATCCATATCAGCAGGTGAACTTGCATCAAATTTCTTTAAAGCAGACTGAAAGAATTTTTCATATTCATCATCTTCTGTAATGTCTTCGCTTATCTCATAATAACGACCCATTATGTTACCCATATCTTCATATAGACCCTGCATACGTTCTTGAAGACTTGCGGCTTCTTCTGCAATCTTACTAAATTGTTTTGAATGAGTATTTAATTCTTTCATATTACGTGAAACGGTTACTCTGTCAAACCAATCTTCTTGAAGAGATTCTGTATGTATCTGTGCTGTTTCAGCAACATTCTTTAGTACATTAGCAATGCTACGTAAATCATTTATTTTAATGTCTTCGCCAATACGACCAAATCTATTAACCATACCAAGAAATGAGTCTGTATCAATTTTCTTTGATTCTTGTTGCTCGTCTTCGTTGACCATAGTAGCCATCTCAATGGTACCGACAGGTTTTATAGTTTTAATAGGGCTAACGAGAACTGAACTTTCTTTTAATATATCTTTAAGTTTCATTATAATTTCCTTTATCTATGTAATACGTGTACTTTACCTGTAGCACCTATTGTTACTGAATACACTCCTACAGGATAAACCGTTTTTACTAAACATTGATTACCATTTAGTGTGCCGCTGTTTGAACAATTTATTACTACGTTTGTAGCATTTTCAATAATAAATCCTGCAGCACCTGCTTCTGAACCGGTCGCAAAATACGTTGAATTTGGTCCTACGTATGTTACTTTGTTGTAGTCACCTGGACTATGAGACCTACTTCTCTGTGTTCGGTGTATTCCACCTACATCTGCTGTTGCCATTTCTTATCTCCTCAATTTACCTTTTGGTAAGTATCTTCTAAATTCTTTTCTAACTTTACGCCATAACATTTTCATAAAAGGTCTTTCACCTTCGTGTGTTCTATTCAAAGCGCCTGTTTCAATTCCACGTATAATATCCATCGCATCGTATTTATCATTTTTAACGCCATCCATCATCATCTTAATTATTTCATATGATGCTTTTCCTAAAATCTTTGACATCTTCTTTACATCGTTATCCATCATTTGTTTAGCTTCTGCACTACTCCATTTAGCAGGAACAGCATCAAAATCTTCTTCAACTTTTGGTTTAAAAGGTGTTGCTTGTGGGTTTGAATACACTTGCATTTGATTAAACATTTCTGATAACTTAATCATTAAAATACACTCATAATTATATCGTGATTACTAAAAACTTTCTTTGACCTTGCAAATAAAATTTTGTCTAATTTAGTTCTTGCTTTTATAGTTTCATTTGCTTGTCTTAATAAATCTTCTACATACATTAAACCTTCGTATGCTTTTATAACTCTTTTATCACCAATTTGTCTTGCAAGTTCTGCTCTTGCTCTTGTGTGATTATTATTATCAGTAAGCATTCTTATAGATTCAATATAAGCACTGCCTAATTCTTTTTTTTCTGAAATAGTTTTTTTATTTTCATTATATTTTTTAGCTACATCTGCTAATGTAGGTAACGGGTCACCAAATTTTCTATTTTCATAGCCAGGTGCTGATTCGTTTATTATATTTTTTAACTTGACCATTATTTTCTCCCGTCTTTTTTAAGATACTTTTTATATATTTTATCCCACTCTTTCCAAATGTTATTCATTTGGTCAAGTGATTTGTTAAGACCATTAGCAATTTTATTCATCATCTTGTTATACTCGCTTATTGCTAATTCATAATTTCTTCTGTCGTTCCAATCATACATATGAGTTTCTCTTGGGCCGTAATCGATTGGACTTGGATGTCCTTGAGCAAGTTCGTTAAATACTTTTACCCAATGTCTTTCTGTTTTGTCAGGGTCTTCAGGGTGTACCATAAAAGCAGTTTTTATTCTTTCATTTAAAACTTGTTCTTTATAAGCTATCTTGCCACTTTTGGCTTCTATACCAATTTTATGATTTGGATGTTTTTTCTTTACATCAGCCATCTCTGCTGGTATCTCTTTTAAATTTTGTACAGATACTCGTTTTACTATCTTGTTATTTTTACTTACAATAATATCCCACGGTCCTGCAGTTCCATGTTTACGAATAGCTTTCATCATATTAGAAGTTTTACTTTCTTTTACAGATTCATTAGCTAATTTAAGAGCATTTCTTACTTTCTTATCTTTAGATAAACCTTTTTTAATCTTTTCAATTGCTTTAACAGCTCCTGTCATATTACCACTCATTGATTTAGCTATCTTTTCTGCTTGTTTAATTTGTTTAAGTAGATTTTCGTTTACGGATTCGTTATTTCTTGACCAATCTTGATATGCTTTCCACATACGACCTAATGCTCTAATACCGTTTTCTGATGCTTTACTCCAATCACCTTTCTTAGCGTTCTTTTGTAAGTCAGTTGATAATTGTATGATTTTCTTTTTAAGAGTTTTATCATCATACATTCCGAGTCCTTGTACTTGAATCTTAGTGCCTTCTTCAAGTTCAACAGATTCTTTTTTCCACCCACCACCTGCGGCTTTATATTTTTTAGCGGCCCATGCATTTGCGTAAGCTGATGGATAAACATCAAATTTCTTTTTTGCTTGTCCTTTGTAATAAGACCACTTACTTGCATCAGTAGGAACATTCTTTTCAATTAATGCGCTTATTGCTTCTACTTTACCGCCGTATTGTCTTGCATAAAAATCTGAATCTTTCTTTGACATCGGCTTATCCTTTTTAGGTTTATCTTTTTTCTTACTAATTTTATCTTTAATTCTTTGAAATATACTTTTAGCTTTTTTATGAGCGGCAGGGTCTTTTGAAGCATAGTTAGTTTGACGAGCAGTATTAACAGATACTTTCTTACCATCTGCATTTTGTATAGCCATACGAGCTGCTGTTGCTATTACTGCTGGGTTTTCATTTAACTTTTGTTTACTCATTATAAAATTCCGTTTATGTTATTATTATAATTAGAGTTAATGTTATTTAATGCACTATCTAAAGTACTCTCAACATTTGCGGGTTCTGATAATGCTTGTAAATTTTGTTCTCCGCCTCCTGTAGCTTCAATCCCTATTCCAACTGCTATGTTCGTTTTGCCTTTCGGGTTTGATACAAGAACAGATTCTATACCCCCGCCTCGAGAATTAGTCATTGCTCTATTATGTTGAAATGCCATTTGAGCAAAGTTTGGTGGTGCCGGCGGTTCCGGAATTTCTTTATCTGTTCTTCCGCCTAACGAATATACACTCCCTATTTGTGTAAAAAAATCTAACATTGGTTCAGGAGGGGCATTATAAGAATCGTAGTTAGGCGTTCCGGACTTTACTTGTCCGGGTAAAGCAGATGAAGCAAATACATCTTCATTAGCGTTGCCTGGATTATTATAAACTGATTGCCTATCTTCTAAATTTTCTGTAGGTTCAAGTGGTTGATTTGGTACATCAAACGCATTTGGTATTTGTGGGCCATCATAACTACTATATTCACCGCCTCCATTAAATATAATAGACGAACCTCCATCTCTAATATAAAGACTCAATCCTTGAGGTTGGTTTTTTGTAAAGCCTACGTGCATACCTTGTTCGTCTGAAAAGAAATCTACCGCGCCTATGCCAACATTATATGCTGTTTTTTGTTCAAGTTCTTGTAACGGTGGGGTATTTAATTGACCTAACGTTGGTGCGGTAAACGTTGGTGGTTGTACTTCACCATCATCATTAACGTTAAAGACTCCGTTGATTTTACTCTGACCGAGTTGCATTAAAGGAGAAAACCCTGTAACGTGGTCGTCAGAAAAAAAGTTTACACCTTGAGTCTTATAATCAGTTCTACCAAAGGTAGTTTTTCCTGTAGCATCAGGCATTATTCACCTCTAAGAATCTGTCCTATAGTATTGTCTACAGCTGTCCATTTACCTGAACGTATTTGTTCATCGCGGTTAACACTTTCATTGACCGGATTCATAAAAGCACCATGTGTAGACGGATTTGAGACAAAATCAAACGCTATTAATTCAAAGTCACTTTGAACTTCTTGCGCATCTTTGTCTTCTTTCATTGGTTCAACAGAACCTAATCCACGAGAAGATATACCAAGTCTAATACCTGATTTGAATAATTCTCTTAAAATGTTTCCACTT